GAGGGTTGGGCTAATCAGTTCCTAATAAGAGGTAATTATGGAAAATATTGAAGAAGAAGTTGTTAAACAAGGGAAACCTTGGAAAAATGTAGCATATTTTGAGAATTTCTGCGATGCAGATAACAAAAGAATCGAATTGTTGACTGAAAATCTAGATTTCAGTGTAAAAGTCAAGAGATTGAGTTCTGGAGTTAAAAATTTTGTTGTAAAAACAAGAAAAAAGGAAACAAATTAAATGAAAGACATATTTTGGGCAGAAAAAACAGATGTTGACATAGCTAGTAAGGCAAAAGGACCTCAGTCTGCAGCTTCTGATAAGAATAACATTGTAGAGACAACAAATAATAGAGTATATTATTATTCAGAGGTCTCAAGACCAAAAGTTCTTGTTTTAAACAAGTCTTTAAGAAACTTAAATGACAATCTTATCAATCAAGCACAATTATTGAGTCTTGAAGAGCCAGCACAGATCTATTTACACATTAATAGCTTCGGTGGAAGCGTGTTTGCCGGATTATCAGCAGTTGATTATATTAAATCGTGTCAAGTCCCGGTAACTACCGTTGTTGAGGGTTGTGCTGCCTCTGCAGCTACCTTAATGAGTTGTGTAGCAGGCCATAGGCAGATGAGAAGTAGTGCATTTATGTTAATTCATCAAATTTCATCTGGAATGTGGGGAAAATACGAAGAATTGAAGGATGATATGGAGAATTGTGACCTTTTTATGCGAATTATTAAAGAAATTTATGACGAGCATACAACAATTCCTAAAAAGAAGCTAAAAGAGATACTAAAACATGACTTATGGTTTGATGCTGAGACATGTCTCGAGTACGGACTCATAGACGAGATAATTTGATAAATTATGCCAATTTATGAGTACAAGTGTCAAAAATGCGACCATTCGTTCGAAATACTGCAAAAAAACGACAAAATAGTACCAATTTGCAAAAATATACCTCCTTCAGGCTCTGCAGAGCAAATTTGTGGCGGAGAATGTAAAAAACTCATATCAAAGAGTTCTTTTTCTTTAAAAGGCGGCGGCTGGTATAAAGATGGCTACACTAAGGTGAATAATTAATGGATACAAGCATAATGATTGAATTCGCTATATATATATTTATATCTCATCAAGTTATGAATGAACTGGGCTTTTAATCATTAATAAGGTACGTTATCGATAATAAAGGCCTTAAGTTGTTGATATGTTGGAGAATACGTTATAAATGGAAATCTTATATTGACTGAATGTATCATTCCAATGATATAACCATCTCTATCAAATATTGGAGACCCTGAGCTTCCTCCAATTGCAGGAATTGAATATATAGAAAACATTTGTTTTGAGTCTCTTGGATCTCTGGTTAAATATCCAGCAAAATATCCATCTAATTTAGGAATCATGTTTGATCCAAACATTCCTAACGGAGCTGCTAAGTTATATGCTTTGTCTCCTGGATCCGGAGCAGAGTGAGCCAATAACGCAGGTTTTCTTTGTAATTTTTTAACATATATCAAACAAAGATCCAGCTTTCTGTCGTAATTGATGACATTAACATCATATTTTTTCATATCTATGTCGTAAGCATAGAATTCAATTTTTTGAATTGGAATTCCTCTCACAACAGACTGTAAAAGTAAATCCATGTCATCTTCGCAAAAATGAGCAGCTGTAATCGCATATGCACCAGTTTTCCCTGTACTGACAACAAAAGCTGATGCAGATGATATTACTCTCTCTATCGTACATTTATCATCTTTGCATTCTTTAGCAGAAAATTTGTTTTCTACTTTAATAAACGATTCTCTAAAGTTTCTATTCCCGGATTCTATACTATCGTTGGTAAAATAAGAAGAATTTATCCCACAAGAAAAGATTAAAAAAATTATCACAAAAAAGATGATAGAAATTAATCCGTATCTAATTATTTTTTTCATTATATCAGTTACCCCCCTACTTATAACTAGGAGATAAAAACTGATTCCTGTTGTAAAAAATAAAATTAATCCGGAGAGAACATGTTTAAAATTTTAAAATATATATCTATTTGTATCTTGTTGATTGGTTGTGCCGCTAGCGCATCGTCTTTTAAAAAAAAAGAACCAACGCCCCACGCTCAAATAGTCGACCAAAACTATGATGAAATGTTAAAGTTGGCTAGAGAAGTGGATCAGGAGAGAAAGCCTGCAATATATATAGTTGTCATCTCCTCGCCGGAAATTATTACTGCGACACCACCTAAAAAATAGTTGTGATAATTGGCTGTAAGAAAAAAAACATATATTTTAGATACTAACGTTTATTTGACAGATGCAAATTCTATTTTTGCATTTGGTAAAAATGATATTATGATTCCTTTAAAAGTTGTAGAGGAGATAGATAAGCATAAAAAACGTCAAGATAGTGTCGGATTAAATGCTAGAAACACGATAAGAATTTTAGATACGCTGAGAGAAAAGGGAAATCTTAAAAAAGGTGTTAGAATATCCAAGGGAAAAGGTTTATTATATATCAGGCATTGTGACATTTCTTTATTGCCTAGTGAATTAGACCCAACTGACGCTGATAATATGATTATTGGGACAATTCTTGCGGAAAAGAAAAATTATCCTACTAAAAAGATAGTTGCCGTATCCCGCGACGTAAATATGAGAATTAAGTTTGATTCTCTTGATGTAAAGACGCAAGATTACACAGTTGGGCAGGTTGTAGAGAATAGTTCTTTATTATACACTGGATTTACTAAACATTTGGTTGATGACGAAATTATTGACAGATTTTATGATAATGAGAAGATATATTTAGAAAAAGAGGAAATAAAATTATTCGCAAATCAAATGGTGATGCTCGTTTCAAGCGCAAACGAAAAAAAGACAGGAATTGCTAGATTTACCAGTTATAATGCCCCACTAAAGAAAATTATTGAAAGAAGTGACGTTTGGGGGGTCAAACCAAGAAACAAAGAGCAGAATTTTGCTCTAGATCTACTATTAGACCCTAACGTTCCAGTTGTAACGCTAGTTGGAAAGGCCGGCAGCGGAAAAACACTCTGTGCTATAGCTGCAGGCCTCCACCAGACCGTCGAGGATGGCCAGGAATCGACTTATCGTCGTTTGATAGTGACAAGGCCCATTCAACCATTAGGGCGCGATATAGGCTATTTACCGGGCACTTTAGAAGAAAAGATGGCGCCATGGCTTAGTCCAATCAGAGACAATCTAGAATATCTCTTAGGAGATAGAAAAATGTTAGATTTATATTTTGAAGATGGCACAATTGAGGTAGAAGCAATGACCTATATTAGAGGTCGCTCAATCTCCAATGCATTCATCATAATTGACGAATGTCAGCAATTAACTCAACATGAAATAAAAACGATCTTAACAAGAGTCGGAGAAAATACTAAAATAGTAATGACAGGTGATATTGAACAGATTGATAATGTTTATGTTGATGAGACTTCAAATGGTTTAACGTATGTCGTTGAGAAATTTAAAGATCATGATCTCGCGGGACATATTACATTATTAAGAGGAGAACGTTCAAAAGTCGCCACTTTAGCTGCAAAGATATTGTAATAAAATGGTCATTAAAAAGTATAAATTATTTAATAAAAAATTCCTTGCTAAAACAGTTACTTGGAAACTTATAGACGCTGTAGTAACTTTTGCTTTATGTTTTTTGCTTACAGGCGAACTTCTTATATCAGCAAATTTAGCAATTTTGGAAGTGTTAGTAGAAAGCGTCTTTTATTATTTACACGAACATGTTTGGGATAAAACAGAATGGGGAGAATATAAAATGAAAAATGAAAACAAAGATGAACCGAAAACGGTACAAATACATTGGAAAGATTCTGAAAAAGCAGATTTAGTATCTTCTGTTCAGAAGAATGTTGATAAATCTACAGAACTAAAGGAAATTTTAGTCAACTATGTCGGTCAAAAACATTCTCCAGAAGATGAAAAGGTAACTGTATCCATGATAGTGGAAACAATTGCTTCTGAATTTCCGGAATTTCTTCTTGCTGTAGCGGAAGAGAATTGGATTAGAGGATATCAACAAGGTTTAAACGATGTGGAATTGGGAATGAGTATAGAAAAAGAAGAAAATGAAAAATAATATATCATCCTATATCAAGAAGCGCAGTAGATTGTTAGAAAATCAAAATCTAAGTTTTTTTGGTTCAATCAGCGTCTTCGTGAAAGATCCTCTCCCGGAAGATATTAGTTTAAGAATTGTGCTAAGAAGAATAGAAAATCTTATTCCTCATTATTTAGTCAACAATATTGATGCAGTATATGTTGGCCAATTTGATGAATTTGTTGAAATGGATAAAAACGCAGCTTATAAAGACGGCGCGTTATACATAACGAATGAACAACATGATGAAAATGACATGATTGATGATATTGTTCATGAAATCGCACACGCAGTCGAAGAATGGGCTTATGAAGAAATTTATGCAGACGACAAAGTGGAATTAGAATTTTTAGGAAAAAGAAAAAGACTTCAAAGTATATTAAGAAGTGAAAACTTTAATGTGCAGCGTTACAACTTCTTAAACCCACAATATTCAAAAGAATTTGATATATTTCTCTACAGAGAGGTAGGGTATCCACTGATGACTACTTTAACAATGGGGTTGTTCGTTTCTCCATACGCTGCCACTTCGTTGCATGAATATTTCGCACGCGGCGTTGAAGAATATTATTTAAAAGATAAAAAATACTTGACAAAGATATGTCCATTGTTGTATAATAAAATATACTACTTGGATAACTTAGAATGACACACATATCTTACTCTGAACTAAAAAATTGGGCTGTTTGCCCTTTTTATCATAAACTAACTTATGTTGACAAGGTTAGACTTTTTAAGGGTAATGAACATACTGCTTTCGGCAACGCAGTTCACGACACTTGCGAAAATATGCTATTGAACGAAAATCTTAAAGCCGAAGAGCATTTTTTAGATCAATATAAGAAAGTTATACAAAAACTATCAGAAGATGAATACGAATTTGATAAAAAACTAGTTTTAGACATGAAACAACAAGGTTTGATGTTGCTTCCTCAGATTAAGCCAGCTCTTGACGAATATTTTGGAAAATACAAAGTTTTTGCTACAGAGGAAAAGTTATTTGAGGATATAGACATTGAAGATTATAAGTTTAAAGGATTTATTGATTTAGTTTTAACCACAGAAGACGGCAAATGTCATATCATAGACTGGAAAACATGCTCTTGGGGTTGGGATTATAGAAAGAAAAA